CACTTGGCCTGAGGCCCACGCTTGCTCTTCTTGGCGCCAGCGATCATGGCGCTTTCGATCACATAGTCAGGGATGACCAGATCATCAGCTGAGCGATAGATGCCGGCCAGCCATTCAAGCCGAGCCATCTCATCAAAGTCGGCATCAGTCTTTTTGCGCTTGCTGCTCACGGCCTTCATCGCCTTGGCGTAGGTATTTCGCGGATCGGCGGTCTGACCGTTGTGGCACAGCAATGGGCTCACGCCCTGCATGTGGATCTTGATCTCTGGGAGATTGGACATTGCGTCGCGGTGTTCTTGTGGGTGGTGTCAGTGATGGTGCCTCGACGTGAACAGCGGGCACATGCTTGCGTGGGTCGAGCTTGAAGCGTTGGCGGCGGACTGAGTTGGTGATGCCGTCGTGACACTCGGAGCACAGCGTCAGAAGGTCTGACAGCGGCTCGTGGCCGAAAGACGGGTAGCGATAGTCCGGTGGTCCGGCATTGCGGTGGTGGACCTGCAAAGCAAGCCAGCTCAGCTCGGCCAGTTGCTGCCGCGTGATGCCGCAGCCTTGGCATGTGTGCTGATCGTGTTCGAGTCGTTGCTGTCGCTTGCGCTGCCATGCGGCAGAGCGGTAGTAGTCCTCCATTCGGGGTAGCCTGTGGGCAGATCGCAGTGCGATCACACACACAACATACCACGATCAGAGCATGGCGCAAGGGGTACGGGTTCAGGTGGTGCTGCCGCCGGCAGTCGCAGAGCAGCTCAGGCAGCGGGCCGCAGACCAGTCGCGCACGGTCTCAAACCTCGCCGCCTTCATGATCGAGGCAGCCCTTTGCTCACCAGCCCTCGACGAAGCCAGGCCCTGACTGCGCGGCCCTACGGCGTCTTGATGGTGGCTTGACTGGCGTTGTTCGTTGCTGTTCGGCCGCTGCCTCAAGCTGCGACCAGAGACTGGCCCTGTTGTACCTGCGCTTGACCAGCTCAAGCATCGCCAGCGAATAGACGCAGAGGTCAAGCGGTTCGTTGCGGGCACCGCTCGGCTTCTCCCACGTCAGCACCTGAAAGCCCTTCACCGTCTTGGGCACCAGTCGCTCGCAGGTGAGGCCCTGCAGAAACTCCTCGGTTACATCGTTGCCGAAGTGGATCGAGCCCGGGCCGGTGCTGTCCTTCTTCAGCCGGGCGTAGATCGTGCGCTTCAACGTGTCACCACCGACCATGAAAAGCGTGAGGCCTTTCTTGATCACGCGGCCGCGCCAGTTCACATCCACCTTGCTGCCCTTGCCCAATGCCGGCGCTGCCTTGGTGCTGCTGCCCTTGATGGCCACCACGCCCTCGGCGGCCCTGGCCCGGCAAAACTCATAGGCCTCCTGCGTGAAGTGACCGCCGGTGTCCACAGCGCAATGCCGCACGGTCATCACGCCACCACCTTCGCGGGGCCATTGCGTCTTGCGGATGCTGTCGATCTGCTGCCACACGTCGTCATAGGCCGGGCTGCCCTCGACCTTCTGATGCCAGATGCGCCACATCTCCTCACCGCGGCCGAAGCCCCATACGGTGGTCTCTAGCCAGGTGTCCTGCACGTCAACCGCCATCAGCAGGAGCACGACACCCTCGGGGCAGGTGCCGCTGCTGTAGCCATCAGCCTGCGCCCGGGCCATCAGGCCATCGGCGTTGATGGCAGCCACGGCCTCATCCTCCCAGGCTTCAGCGGCACGCTTGTTCACCCAGCCCTTCAGCAACAGCGGGTCGGTCTTGGCGCGGAGAAACTCATCACGGATCTGCCCCCAGCTGGTCCAGCCGGCAGGCGCATACCAGGCGGGGAGATGGAAGCCTGCTGTGATGCCGTCGCCTTTGGCGGTGGCCTGCCACTGGGCACCGGTGAGCATGGTGGTCTTGTGGTGTTCGCTCACGCGCTCACCGCACGCTGGGCACTGCGCGAACACCTCACCATCAGGCGTGTCCCATTTCATGTGCTCTCGCCAGCGCAGCACCTCGAGCGCGCCGCAGCAGGGCATCAGCATGGCCAGCTGCCGGCGATCACTGCGCTGCTCAAACTCGTGGGTAATGCGGCACATGCCGCGGGTACCGGGTGTGCTGGTGATCAGCACCTTGCCCATGGGGAAGGTGGATGTTCGGGCCTCGGCGTTCTCGAGCGGGTCGCCCTTGTCGTCTGCCTCGAATGGGTAGGAGCTCACCTCATCGGCCAGCAGGTAGGCGGCAGGCATCGACTGCAAGCCGCTGCCGCTGTTGGCGCCGGTCAGGGCAAACAGGCCGCCGCGAAACTCCTTGAGGAACATCGTGTTCCCGCTGTCCCTGGCCCTGGATGGTGCGATCAGTTCAGACAGCACGGGCGTCTCGCGCAGCAGCGGCTCCAATCGCTGCCGGTTGAGGCGTTTGGCCATATCCAGCGTGGGCTGCACCAGCAGGGTCGGTGCCGGCCACAGGTGAATGATCGCGCCAAGCCAGTTCAGCAGGGCCTCGGTCTTGCCCAGCTGGCTGCCGAACATCAGCACCACCCTCCGGTAGGGGCTGCTAGGACTGAGGCACTCCATCGGCTCGCGCAGGTACGGCGTGCGATCTGTGCGCCACGGACCGGGCTCCGCTGATCCTTTCGAGGACAGCACGCGATAGCGATCAGCCCACTCGGCAACCGTCATCGGGTCCGGTGGTATCCAGCCGTTGCGGTAGGCCGGTGCTTGGAGCTTGCGGCCTTCAGACATCAGACAAGTCTGCGATGGTGCGACAGATCACGCGAATCTCCTCAGTGATGATCGTGTGGCATTGGCGAATGTCGTTGGTGCCGGCCACCTGAGCTGCTAGGCGATCGGGCAGCGTCATCAGGGCGTCACGGGCACGGCGGGCTTCCATGAATGCTGAGGCCTTGACTTCAGCAGCGGACACCAGCTCCTCCTTAAGCTTCATCACCTCCAAGCGTTCGCGCTCGGCCTGATAGACGACCTTGGCCCGCTGAGCCTCGGCCATCGTCGGGCCGGCCTTCATCAGCTTCTCGGTGACGATCTCCTTCGGCGTGTCTTGGGTGACGCGGCTTTGAGTGTTTGAGGCCCATTGCAGATCGGCGAGGGTCGGATCAATGAACCACTTGCCAGCGATCTTTTGAACTGCAGGATCAGTCAGGCGGCCGGCCTGGATGGCCTGCAGAACAGCGACGTGACTGGTGCCGCGCAAGCCCTTTGCCTTTCGGTGCGCGGCGTAGGCCTGGAGATTCATTCGTCGTCAGGGAAGGGTTCGCCGGTGCTCTCCAGCGTTGCGGTCTTGCCGGTGAACTGCTGCCAGCGGCGAACGATCACGTCGCAGTAGGCGGGACTGATCTCCATGCCGTAGCACTTGCGGCCCAGTTGCTCGGCAGCAATTAGCGTGGTGCCAGACCCAAGAAACAAATCAACAACATCACTACGCTCTGCATAATCTTCAATTACAAGAGACATTAGCCTAATAGGCTTTTGAGTCGGATGGACGCGCCTTTGACCATGACAATCGTCGTTTACAACGCCTCCATGCATTATTCTGTAAATCTTGTCAAATCCAGTTGTCTTACTTGTCCAAGCAAGCTCAAACGGGCTTCCAAGCATCCTGTCTGCGTTTTCGTTGACTCGCTTATCCCAGCAAATCCACCTGCCTCTATGTGGTAAATGCTCTGGATAGCAGTTAGCGCCAAAGGCAACAACTGTATTATATGATTGCAGAATAGGCTTAAGGTTTAGGTCTCCCATGTCGTTTGCTAGATTTTCCCATTCAAGTGTGGAAGCATTTGATCCTTGCCAATCAATTCCATAAGGTGGATCAGTAATTAGACAATCGGCATTGCCGCCATCCATCAACCGCTCCACCGCCAGCACATCGGTCGAATCTCCACACATCACCCGATGCCTTCCCAACAGCCACACGTCACCCGGCTTCGTGACCGGATCCGCCGGTGGCTCCGGCACCGCGTCCGCGTCCTCGGGCGGCAGATGCTCCACCTCCGGCAGTAGCCCTGCCAGTTCGTCATCGCTCCAGCCCAGCAGGCTCAGGTCGAACTCTTCCAGCTGCAGCACTTCCAGCTCGGCGCTCAGAATCGAGTCATCCCACCCGGCGTTCAACGCCAGCTTGTTGTCCGCCAGCACATATGCTCGCCGCTGCGCTGGCGTCAGGTGATCAAGCACCACCACAGGCACCTCAGCCAGGCCCAGCTGCTTGGCAGCTTCCAGCCGGCCATGGCCCGCAATGATGCCGGCATCGCTGGCCACCAGGATCGGATTGGTGAAGCCGAACTCTTGGATTGAGGCCGCGATCTGCGCCACCTGCTCAGCGCTATGGGTCCTGGCATTGCGCTCGTAGGGCACCAGCCGCTCGACCGGCCATCGCTCCAACTTTTCAGGGATCACCGGGCCTTTCGCCATCGCAACCTCAATCTGTAAGAGCAGCTTACAGGTGCCGTAAGTGACATGCCGACGCTATGCGCCTGCAGTCATGCCCCTTGGCGTAGCAAGGGATCTCGCCGTTGTAAGGGACTTACAAGTCTGCCGCTAGAAAAAGATCGTGGTTCGAATACCAT